ATGGCTAGTGGTATTGCTCGACAAATAGATTTGCAATTTAAGGCAAGGGATTAGATATGGCAACGTATGTAAATGATTTAAGACTCAAAGAGATCACAACTGGTGATGAAAGCGGAACCTGGGGTACAAGTACCAATACTAATCTTGAGTTAATCGCAGAAGCTTTATCTTATGCCACTGAAGCAGTTTTTGATAGCGATGCAGATAAAACAACAACTGTTGCAGATGGGGCCACTGACCCAGCAAGATCCATGTATTACAAGGTTACTGGTTCAGCAACTTTGTCTGCCACAAGAACTCTGACGATAGCTCCGAATACAATATCCAGAGTGATGTTTATAGAAAACGCTACCACCGGATCTCAGTCAATTAATATATCTCAAGGCAGTGGCGCTAACGTCACTATAGCTACAGGAAAAACAAAAATAGTTTATCTGGATGGCGCAGGTAGTGGGGCCGCTGTCGTTGATGCACTTGGGGCAATAGAAGATTTAATAAAAACAGGTACTGCGGCTTCTCTCACCCAATTAAACATTACTGCACAAGGAGATTTACGTTTAGAAGACTCTAGCGGAGGCGAATACGCGGCAATACAGGCTCCAGCAACCATTGCAAGTAGTTATACCCTTACCCTACCTGCAGATGACGGCGATGCAAACCAGGTTCTTACGACAAATGGTTCTGGAGTTACAACATGGGAAAACTCAGCAGTAATTGGCAAACAGACAATTTATGTCCCGGCTTCTGCTATGTACCCTAATACCACAAATGGTTGTGCAGGTGTGACGCAAGTTGAATTAACTAACGGTCCTGAATTAAAGTGCCTTGATTTTGATGCAAGCTCTGATGAAAACGCACAGTTCACCGTCTGTTTTCCAAAAAGCTGGAACGAGGGAACTGTCACCTTCCAGGCTTTCTGGACAGTCACAGGGACGAATACAGGAACCGTAGCTTGGGGGTTGTCAGGCGGATCTATTGCAGATGACGCTTCGATCAATACTGCTTTTGGAACCAATGTAGTCGCTACCGCAAAAGCCTTTTCAGGAACCAGTAACGACATGACAGTGAGCGCGGTAAGCGGAGCAGTCACCATAGCCAATGCTGCTGCTGATACCCAGACTTATTTCCAGATCATGAGAGATGTATCTGCTGATACCCAGACCGGAGATGCAAGATTGTTAGGCATTAAGCTGTTCTTCACGACTGATGCAGCTAACGATGATTAGGACTATCTGATGTTTGGTTATCGTGTTTTAGGATTTGGAGGTCCGGGAGGAGTTGTAACTTCTGGAGGAACACAAGTAATAGATGGAAGCACTGTATATCATGTGTTCAACAGTAGCGATACTTTTAGCATTTCAGGAGTTAGCACTCTTGCAGTCCAGTATTTAATAGTGGGCGCAGGCGGTGGCGGTGGCGGTGGCTTGTACCATTCGGCTTGTGGAGGAGGTGCAGGTGCCGGGGCTTACAGGTTTGTAAATTCAAATCAGACGCTTAGTGCAGGAAACCATACTGTTACTGTTGGGTCTGGCGGTGCTGGTGGTGTGTCAAGCACAAGTGGTAGCAATGGAAACGATAGTACCTTTAATAGTACAACCTCTAATGGAGGTGCTGGAGCAGGTTCATATGCTTCATCAGCCGGAGTAGCAGGATCAAGTAACGGCAATGCTTCAGGGTCTGGAGGGGGCGGTGCTGGAGTTGCTACTAGCGGAGGCTCTGGAGGAACTTATGGAAATGATGGAGGAAATTCTGCAGGAACCGGAATATCAAATCTTTCAACTTCTTGTGGGGGAGGCGGTGGTGCTGGTGCTAATGGCAGCACCGGGTCTGCAGGTAGCTCTGGTGGAGCAGGTGGAGCAGGAGAAGATTCTGCTGATTCCTGGGCTTCTGCTACAAGCACAGGAGAAGATGTAAGCGGTACAAGATATTTCGCAGGTGGGGGCGGAGGCGGTCAGGCTTCTGGCTCAACAGGAGCAGCCGGAGGAAATGGCGGCGGAGGAGCAGCGGCCAACGGTGTTGGGGCTGGCGGTGCTGGAGATGCAAATACCGGAGGTGGTGGTGCAGGCGGTAGTCATGGAGGCGGAGGTGGAACTACGAATGGTGGTAATGGCGGTAGTGGTATAGTAATTATAAAATACGAGTTAGGCTAATGGCGAATTTCGCAGAGATAAATGAAAGTAATGAGGTAGTTCGTGTTTTAGTTGTAGATAACTCTCAAGAACATCGTGGACAAGAATTTCTAGCAGTGGATCTGAATCTTGGAGGAACCTGGGTACAGACATCATATAATAATAAGTTCAGGAAAAATTTTGCAGAAGTAGGAGGAACCTATGACTCTACAAAAGATATCTTTATAGGTAGAAAACCATTTCCAAGTTGGAAATTAGATGGAAATAATGATTGGCAAGCTCCGGTTTCGGCTCCTGATGATGGCAAGAATTATGGATGGGACGAAGCAAATACCAAGTGGGTCGAGATAACGTAATGAGCAAACTAGAGACTCATGAAAAAGAATGTGCGCTTCGATACAAAAATATCGAAGAGCGACTTGATCGTGGAACGGAGCGTATGAACCGCATAGAATTGTCTGTCTATGCGTTATATCCATTTCTGGTGGGACTTTTCTTAGCCAGCAAATTCCTGGGGTAATCCCTCATGTTCGCTGAACTTGCAGCGATTACTAGTGCTATCTCTGCAATCAATAATACGATTGCCACATTTAAAGAGGGAAAGGCAAATGCCCAGCAAGCGGCTCAATTGTTGGGAAAATTTGGTACGACTGCCCAGAAGCTAGATGATTGGGAAAAAAAGAAAAAACTAAAACGCCCTTTAACCCCTAAAGAGGCGATGGATCTCTCTATTAAACGTAGGGAAATCAAAAACATAGAAAGAAAAATTAAAGACCATCTTATAATGGCTGGCATGTCAGATGTTTGGAAAGATGCAGAGCGTATCCGAAAGGAGTCAGAAAGGGACCACCTACAATACCTAAAAGATATTCATAAAAAACGCAAAGAAAGAAATCGCAAATTAAAGGAAAGAGCAACCGCTGCGGTTATTATTCTTTCTTTGTTGTTCTTATGTTGGTCTGGCTGGTTTCTATATGGGGCCATAAAAGAATCAAGGATTGAAGCGGCAAAACAACGCATAGAGCAATTAAAAGAACGTCAGCGAAATATTAGAAAATGCGGTAGACACAGATGTTGATGGTGTTTTTATTGGTTGTCGTTGTGGATAATGAGGTAGTTTCCGACAATGGTATGCTGTTTCGTGATGTGTATAGGTGCAATATATTTGCCAGCGCAATAGAGCAAGGGAAGTGGAGTCCCAATGATCGACCTTACTACCGCCAGAAAAATGTTACCGCATATTGTGTCCCTAAGAGAGTTTCTAAAAACCAGCCCCTCTACGAGTAGGAGTGGATATATGTGGCAATTGAGTGCAGGACTTGGCGTAGCTTTGGCGATTACGGCAGGAGCTTTCAAGTTATATTATGACAAGTCCGAAGCAGAGAAAGAGGCCATAGCATTAGAATTAAGACAGTCAGCAAACAATCAACTGCTTTTGGAAAACAGCATCAAAGGGCTAAACGAGCAAGTCCTCAGGGCAGAAGAAGATAAAAAAAGATCATTTGAGCAAATAAGTATTCTTCAAACCCAGAATGACAAGGCCAGGGAGGAGGTTACAGAGCTAAAAGAAAAGTTCGCTAAACACGATATGAATATGTTGAGTTTGCGTAAACCAAAATTGATTGAAAATATTATCAATAAAGGAACAAAGGAGGTGCTAGGTGAGTTTGAGAGTATTACTAATCCTGCTCCTGTTAACTAGCGGATGCAGTATGTTCGGCAGAAGTTCTTTTGTTCCAGAGACAAAGCCTGTCGAAATAGTAACTATCACCAAGCCTGCGGCAGTTTACCATCCTCCTTTGCCAAACCGAGTTAAGACGAAGCCCGTTGAGTGGAAAGTGTTAACGCCAGCGACAATGGGAGACTACTTAAAAGATCTGGAAGACGGGCAAGCTCCTACGAATGTTTATTACGGAGTAAGTCCAAAAGGATACGAGAATCTTTCTGTTAACATGTCAGAATTAAAAAGATATATACGTCAGGTTTTATCTATCGTCACCTACTACAAAGACCTCAACAAGGAAGAAAAGGAAGAAGAGGATGAATCACCAAAAGCTGAGTGAAATGTGTGCGATAGCTTATGAAGAAGTTGATTTTGAAGAACTAAATATTGAAGTTATTGTAAGAGATAATGTGTTCGCATTTCGTGGGACAGACGAAGCATGGGATGCTGTACGGGATCTGCGTATCTTACCTATATGGACTCGTGAATTAGGCTGGTGTCCGGCAGGTTTTCTTCGTGCAGCCAAAAGATTGATGCCCAAATGTTTATCTGAATGCATGGATAGGGATATAGATAAAGATGATATCGTGCTTACCGGGCATTCTCTTGGCGGTGCAGTTGCTCTTATTGTCGGGGCATTAATGGTACGAGATGAAGTCAAAATAAAAGAAATATGTACGTTTGGTGCGCCTCGATGCGGCAGATTAAAGATACTTGATAGCACCAGCGTTACTATGTACAGGCATGGTAAGGATGTCGTTCCTATGGTTCCTCCGATCATGCGTAGACACAAGCCATTGGTAACTGTTGGTAAAAGAAACAGTTACATCAAGGATCACTATTTAAGAAATTACTTGGATATGGAAAAAAATGGATAAGACAGTTGAGCCAGATAGCGATTTATCAAAAATGGACACTAATGGAGATAACATTATTTCCCAGCAGGAGTATGATGAGTCCGAAAGGAAAATCCGTTTAGAGTTATTAAAGAATGAGGATCAGAAGCAGGACGCACAGCTTCGGATGATATGGTTTTCTCTTCTATCACTTCTTTTGTTCCCAGCCTTACTGATGATTTCTTCTATTTTCAAGCTAGAAGATGCAGGGAAAAACCTAACTGATATGAGTAGTATATTCTTTCTAACCATCGGTGGGTTAGTTTCTGTATATTTCGGCAGTCAAGCCATGAAAAAGAACGGTAAATGATGGAAATAGCAATAGCCATTGGATTTATAATCGGGTACTTGTTAGGTAAATACACATGACAATAGATGTAAAGAAGCTATACCAGGAAATATCTTCTGATGAGGGAAAGATTTTTCATTCCTATTTGTGTACAGAAGGCCACCCCACCATAGGGATAGGGCATAAGATTCTTGATACTGATCCTGAAAAAGAGCTACCAATATATGATGCGTATGATGATGCACCTGAAGAAGACTGCATCACAGAACATAGGTGTTATGAGTTGTTTCAGGAAGATGTGCAGATCGCTATTGATGGATGTCGCAGAATATATTCTAATTGGGAGGGGTTACCTCAAGAAGCCCAGCATGTGCTTATAAATATGTGCTTTCAGTTAGGACAAGGCGGTTTGAGTAAATTCAAGAACATGAACGAAGCTGTAGAGGAACATGGCTGGGGGCAAGTAGCCCTTGAGATGATGGATTCCAGGTGGAGTAAACAGACCCCAGAAAGAAGCGCACGTTTAAAAATACGAATGCTTGCACTAGCGGATACATAATATGCCACTACAACCCTTTCAGTTCAGACCCGGAATCAATAAAGAAAGCACCAGTTATAGTGCAGAAGGTGGCTGGTTTGATGGCAATCTTGTCAGGTTCAGGAAAGGTTATGCTGAAAAGATAGGAGGGTGGCAGAAGTATATACTCGCATCTTACGAAGGGACCGGAAGAAAACTGCATAACTGGGTTAATCTGGCAGGCACTAAGCTTTTAGGTCTGGGTACTGCTCTCAAACTTTATATTCAGGAAGGCTCTAATTTCAATGATGTTACGCCAATCAGGTCTACTACTTCGGCAGGCGATGTAACCTTTTCTGCAAGTGACGGATCTTCAACCATTACTGTGACTGATTCTTCTCATGGGGCTCAAGCTAATGACTTTGTTACTTTTTCAGGTGCAGCCAGCCTGGGCGGTCTTATTGTGGCTGCAGTCCTGAATCAGGAATACCAGATAGCAACCATAGTAGATACTAATAGTTATACCGTTACAGCCAAAGATACGTCTGGAGATACTGTAACTGCTAACGCAAGCGACAGCGGTAACGGAGGCGGTTCTACAGTAGGAAGTTATCAGATAAGTGTTGGTCTGGATGTATTTGTTGATGGCACAGGATGGGGTGTAGATACCTGGGGATCATCAACCTGGGGATCAACTTCTTCTTTATCTTTTAACAACCAGCTTAGACTATGGTCAATGGATAACTTTGGCGAAGACCTGGTTGCAAATCCAAGGGCTGGAAGTATTTACTACTGGGATAACACCGGAGGATTAAGTGCTAGGGCTGTAGAAATAGGCACTTTGTCTGGTGCTAATCTTACGCCTACTAAAGGTTTGCAAGTACTTGTGTCTGACGTTGACAGGCACGTTTTGGTGTTAGGCGCAGATCCCATATCAAATAGTACAGGTGCTAGAACAGGATCTATAGATCCTTTATTAATCGCTTTTTCAGACCAGGAGGATATAACTGACTGGGAGCCTAGATCAGATAACACTGCAGGAGATTTAAGATGCTCTGCCGGGTCTGAAATAATAGGAGGAATAAGAGCAAGACAGGAAACGCTGATATGGACTGATGTTGCTTTATATAGCTTACAGTTTATTGGCCCACCATTAACTTTTGGCCTTAATCTGATTAACGAAGGAGTTAGTCTGATCGGTCCTAACTGTGCGGTAAATACACCTGCAGGCACTTTCTGGATGGATAGAAAAGGATTTTACCGATATACAGGTTCTGTCCAGAATGTAAAATGCACAGTTCAGTCCTATGTTCTGGATGATATGAATCAGTCTCAGTCATACCAGTTTTTCGGATATGTAAATAAAGAGTTTAATGAAGTCGGATGGTTCTATTGTTCTTCTTCCGCCACTGTTATTGATCGATATGTAACCTATAACTATGAAGAAGACAGTTGGGCAATCGGGCAATTATCCAGAACTGCATGGATAGATGAAGGCATATCAATTAATCCGATAGCTTCAGGAAAAAGTTCATCTACTTCCTATCTATATAGCCATGAGGTAGGTAATGACAATGATGGATCTGCTATGGAGTCTGTGTTTATTCAGTCCGGTGACTTTGATATAGGTGATGGAGAAGAATTCCAGTTTATCAAGCGCATGATTCCTGATGTCAATTTTAATGGGACAGGAGGAGCCGGACAGGCCATGAATGCGGTTCTCAAGGTAAGGAATTATCCCGGAGATTCCCTGACAACTGACCAGACAACATCTTTTACAGGAAGCACTACCAAAATAGATATGAGAGCCAGAGGCAGGCAAGCGGCTTTAAGATTTGAATGTGATAATGCAGGAGTTGGTTTCAGGCTGGGCAAGACCAGGCTGGATTTACGACCAAATGGTAGGAGATAATGGCTAAGATATTACAAACCAGGTTGCCTTTATCTGCTGATCAGAATGTCACAGCAGAAACATATAACCGTGCGGTCAGGGTACTTGAGCTTAATTTGAATGCGGTTGATGTAGATAACACGCCTCAATTTACTCAAACTACCATAGATAAATCTAAGTTTAGAAGTGGCGATGTTATATGGAATAGTACCTTGCAGAAACTACAGGTTTTTGATGGAGACACATTCAGGAATTTATCTTATGATTCACCTACAGTGCTGGCTACAGCCAGTGTCGGTACAGTGGATGTAATAACTAATGGCGGTATAACGGTAGATGTAAGTGCATAAAAGAATTATAACGCCAAGAGGCTTTACAAAGATGATGAAAAACAAACGTCCAAAGACTACAATACAGACAAATAATACAGACTCTATACTACGACAGGCTCGTAGAAGGCGGAATCGCTAGATGTCTATACAAGATGCATACAATACAGGTGCTGGTGCTGTGCAGGGTGCATACGAAGTAGGTTCTGATGCATACAATAATCTATTAGACCGTGTTGCTAACGTATCTAACACGGACCGAAAATTTTGGGAAGATGCACTTAACACAGGATTAATGGGTATTCCAGATTTACTAAGTAGACTCAACCAAGGACCAGATGTTTTAAAAAGCTATTATAGAGATATAACTGGAGCAATAGAAGAACAAGGAGGTTTATTTAGGGGTGGCGGAATAAAAGCTTTAATTAATAAGCTTATTCCCGGAGATAAATATGACCCTTTTAAAATACCAGGAGATGATGCGACCAGCAAAGAGCAAGAAGGTCATGCATTTTCAAGTGAAAGCAAGGCTGCAGAAAATAAAGCTTTACTAGAATCTATAATAAAAGAAAGAGAACAAAAAGCAAAAGAAGGTAGCGTAAGCACTTCTAGACCAGGCGGACCTTCTGCTTACGAAAGTGAAGTAGCAAGAGGTGGAGGTATTTATCCTAGCATGGGAGGAGGGATAGAAAGAATCTCAGGGGGTTATCAACCAAGAGATTATTTTGGAGATCCTGCAAACATTATGTGGCCTATGGCGCTTAATAAAGCTAAATCAGAGGGAAGGGATTTGACAGATCCTGCAGTAGTCGAAGAAGTATTTAATGAAACATTCCCTGGTGGGAATTTTGAAGACTTTAATGCTTATTCAGGGCCAGATAGATCTTTAAGATTATATGGAAGAGACACGGCTGGACTGGATCATCCGGGACGAATGAGACTAAGAGATAACGAAGGAAAGGTTATAGATAACAGCAAATGGTGGGACTATGATAATCCTGGCAATGTCGGATATCTGACTGAGGAAGGAGCAAAAGAATGGGCGGAAGCCAATCCCGGAAAAGTTCTTCCTGCAGATATAAAAACGGAAGAAGGTTATGTTATTCCAGTGAAAGGAACTGCAGGGGGAGGTGGAGTAACTCCGGGGGGATCTGGAAATATTTTGACTGGAATGCAGCCAGGTGGAATGGGTGGGCTTCTTGGATCTCGTGGATTTCCTGGTGGTCCTTTAAGTGATCCGATTGCAGCATCAGAAAGGGCTACTGCTTTTGTATATAATGATCCAGCTAATTTTATGAGATTTGCTCCAACCGCATTGCAAATGCAAGATCCCAGATTTTATGGATCAACTAGCTTTATGCCAGCAGGTCAAGTGCCTAATTTTAATATGGGCATCATGGGATTACCCGGTCAGATGTACGCAAACTATTATCCTGCTGGTTCGGTAGGACAAATGAATCCTCTTAATAAACAGGTCATGGGTATGCCAGGAGGTGGCAATGTGATGCAAGCTGCTGATGGTGGCTATGCAGAATACCCCAGAATGAATGGCCATATATCTGGACCAGGAACAGAAAGATCAGATGACATACCAGCCATGTTAAGTGATGGTGAATTCGTAGTAAATGCAAGAGGCGTTAGAGGTATAGGTTCTTTGATGGGCATGAAAAAACCAAAGAGCAAAGCACAACAACGAAGAGAGGGCGCTAAAGTAATGTACGCTCTTCAAAAAGCAGGCGAACAAGCCGCAGGATTATCATAATGGTAGATTCATTCGCACAAAGTAGACCAGAAATACAACCATATGGACAGACAGTAAGTTCTGATCCTGCAATGGAATATGCAGCAAGAGGATTGCTTGCAACTATGTTTGGCGGACCCGGTCAGCCGGGGATGATTAGTCGTCCTATACCTGTACCCATACGACAGACTGCCGGGCTATCTCCTCTTGAAATAGAAGCAAGAAATCTAGCAGGTGGTCTGGGTGGATTCGCACCACAAATGAATCTTGCTCAACAGTATTACATGCAGAGCGGTATGGGATATAACCCCATGATGGCTCAGTCGTTTATGAATCCTTACATGAGCAGTGTTTATCAGCCACAGATGCAGGAAATACAAAGACTGGGCGATGAACAGAAAAGACAGGCTAGAGCTCAACAAGCTAGAGCAGGAGCCTTTGGAGGCTCCAGGGGAGCGGTTCAGGAAGCAGAGATAGGAAGAGGCGTATTAGATAAACAAGCTCAGTACGGCTCAGATCTAGCTTACAAAGGCTATACCGACTCAATGCAAAGATCCATGCAAGGCTTTGAAGATATGCAGAGAAGACAAGCTGCTGCTGCTGCAGGTATCGCAGGTCTTGGCCAGCAAGGATATGACATGCTTACAAGGCAGATTGGTACGCTTGGCGGACTAGGCGGTGTAGGCAGAGGTATACAGGACACTGCGTTTGGAAGCCAGTATCAGGCTGCTACACAGATGGCTGATGAGCCTTATATGA